CCTTAGTGGATGCTACTATGGATAGATTTAATGGCTACAATCCACGTAAAGATTGGTACATTAAAAACTTTGTACCAAAAGATATAAAGTTTAAATTTTTAAACTTTAGTGAAATAGACTCATTTAAAGTACAAAAACATAAAACACCTGATACAGTAGCATAAAACATCGTGGGATAGCTTACCGGCCAGTAAGCGACCTTAAAGGAACATTCAAAGGGTACTATGGGAACCCATACTCATAGTACCCTTTTTTTGTTTCCCACGAAGGAATAAAATGGAACTATCGTTGCGTGAAATAGATTATTTAGAAAGTTGGTGGATTACTCAGGCAAGAGAAAGTTTCTTAGCTTATCGTATGTACATGCGTGACAAAGATTTTGAGCACAACTGGTTTATAGATAACTTATGTAACAACTTACAACAATTTTACGTTGACCTTATGAATGGTGAACGCCCTATTTTAATTTTAAACACTCCACCACAACATGGTAAGAGTTGGACTATAGGTGATTTTATATCGTGGGTTAGTGGTAAAGTTCCTGAGTTACGCACTATCTATGCCACGTTTTCTGACATGTTAGGTAAACGGTGTAACTTACAACAGCAAAGGTTTATGGACAGTGAAAAATATAGTACCATTTTTCCTGATGTTAACCTTGCACAGAAAAAAGGCTTAGTAATGCGAAACACTGAGCACCTTGAATTTGTGGACGCTGATGGTAACATCACGAATGGTCAGTTTCGTAACACCACTACAGGTGGTAGAATTAACGGTGAGTCATTAGACTTAGGTGTTATTGACGATGCTGTTAAAGGTCGTAAAGAAGCAGAGTCTATAACAGTTAGTCAGACTATATGGGAGTGGTACACAGACGATTTTAATACAAGATTTTCTAAGTCTTCTGGTCTTATCTTAATTATGACAAGATGGACAACACACGATATCGTGGCAAGAGTTAGTGCACTTACTGATAAATTTGTAGGTAGAAAAGTTACGTGGATAAATTATCCAGCTATAGCCACTAAGGATGAAGAACATCGTAAAGAAGGTGAACCATTATTTCCTGAGTTAAAACCACTTGAATTTTTACAAGACCAAAAAGCTACGATGCTCCCTGCTAATTGGGAAGCTGTTTATCAAGGTAGCCCCACTGTAAAGGGTGGTAACAAAGTTAAAGATGATTGGTGGGCTTGGTGGAAAACTGGACACTTACCACCATTAAGGTTTAAGTTTATAACAGCGGATACAGCACAAAAGATTAAAACGCAAAATGATTGGACTGTATTTCAGGCATGGGGTTACGGTATTGATGATAATATATACTTACTCGATAAGGTTCGTGAAAAGTTTGAAGCGCCAACACTAAGAAAAGAAGCACAGTTATTTTATAATAAACATAATCAACCTAAAAAATTAGTAACTGATCCTGTACTAAGGGGTATGTTTATAGAAGACAAATCTTCTGGTACTGGTCTTATACAGGAAATGCGTAAGCTAAAATTAAAAGTTGTAGAAGTGCCACGAAATACTGATAAGATACTAAGGTGTGACGATGCTTCACCTGAGATAGAAGCTGGAAGGGTTTACTTAAACGTTGATGTTCCAGATGTAGCAAATCTTACTAAGGAGTCAAGGGAATTTCCTAACAGTGAATTTGACGACGATTTTGATACTTTAATTACAGCTATTGAGGTAGCTTTTATAAATAAGAAAGCTAAAAGTTCACTACAGGCTGCTATGGAAGCTGATTAATTATGACTATCGTAGATTGTAAATGTTCAGATTATAAATTTAACATGAAGCAGTATTTAGCGCAACAAGAATACTGTAACAAAACAAAAGGTGCTCCCACTCAAAAATGATACTGATTCCTGATCATATTGTTATACACCATAGTGGAACTGTAGACACTTCGTCACTAACGTGGGGTATTATACGAAGTAATCACGAAGCTGTTTACCCTGATTCTGGTCATCCTTATCATTTTGGAGTGGAGTGGATAAGAAACGGATATGAAATTCTTATGGGTAGAATGCCAAATGTGAAAGGCGCACACTGTAGGGCGCAACGTATGAACCATAGAGCACTTGGTTTTGTATTAGTGGGAAACTTTGACATGGTTAAACCTCCTGTAAAACAGTGGGATCAATCACGAAGGGCTGTCAGTTATCTAATGACGCATTTTAATATTCCACTACGAAACATTATTGGACATAAAGAAGTAGAAGATAAAACGGCTTGTCCTGGTAGGTTTTTTGATTTAGGTAAGTTTAGGTCAGAATTATAAAAGGTGTTATGGCAAATCCAATATTTATAGACTGTCCAAAAAATCAATGGACTAAGATAGCCACTAACATTTCTGCAATCAATGTGCATAAAGTTGTTCGTGTAACTTATGAATATTTATTTACCACTGTTCTTACAGGTGGTGTTGCTCCTACCACTAAGGAAGAAGGTGTAGAAGCTTTTGAAAAAGGTAGCTTACAAGAAGTTTATTCATCGTCAAAAATAGACGTTTACCTTTTTGCAATAACGGCTACTGGTAGAGTTAGAGTGGATGATGGTTTAAGAAGTGAAGTTGAAACTAATGGTGCACTTGCTGTTAACATTCAAGACCAACATTCACGAACTTTTGATTTGTTCTTTTCTCAATTATTAGCTGCACCTACTACACTTGCAGCACCGGCAGTTTTAAATGCATACTCTTTTGAAGCATCGCCAGGGCATGGAATTTTAGTGGGTGAACAATTAGTTATGAGAAATATAGTTGTAGGTAGAGCGTATGTATGTGATGTTTTAAGTGTCGTAACTAATACTATAGGGCTTGATAGACCTATAAATGAAAACTATCCTGTAGCAGAAACAGTAATTGCAAGAACAACTAAGGAACTTAATGTTGATGGTAGCAGCACAAGACAGACATTCATTGTTACTACGTCTTTAAATGTTGAATTAGACATCACTCGAATAATGTTTCAAATGATTACTACTGACTTTCCTGAACTTGATATGTTTGGTGATATTGCTGGTGGAATTACAAGGGGTTTAGTGTTTAGGGTAGTTAATGGGCTTTACGTTAATTACTTTAATGTTAAAGATAATGCTGAACTTGCAAATATAATGTATGACGTAACTTTCTACGAAGCTGCTAAACATGGGGTAAACGGTTTGGCTGGTAGACTAACTTATGGTGGTCAAAGTAAACATGGAGTAACTATAAGAATAGGACCAAACGAAAGGCTTGAAGTTATAGTGCAAGATGACTTACTAAGCATTTTAAATTTTAGAATACTGGCTGCTGGTCATGCTGTAACGGATTAGCAATATAAGAGGTGTCGTAACATGGACGAATTAACTATATTACCAACGTTAATGCCTTTGGAACGAAAAAAAGCTTACACTAAGGACGGTTTTAAAAACGTACTAAAGGGACTCGGTACTGTTAAAGACGCACGTGAATATACTACCTTTCAACAAGGTTTTAGAATAACACAGACGATAGCTAATTATTTATATGTGTATAACTGGTTAGCTGCAAAAGTAGTAGACATACCTGTTGACGATGCCACGAGAAAATGGCGTACTCTACTAATACCGGACGCAGAAAGGAAAAAAGAAATTGAAGATGCTATGTTATTTTTTGACGTTAAAGCAAAACTTAACTTAGCGATGAAGTGGGCAAGAGTTTTTGGTGGTTCTGTTATTATAGCTATCGTAGAAGGTCAAGACCCTGAAATGCCACTTGATGTTGAAACGATCAAGCAAGATGCTTTAAAAAATCTTATCGTGCTTGATCGTTATAACATCTATCCAAGTCATGTAAATAGAGATATCTTATCCGGTAACTTTGGACAGCCTGAATATTACACTGTAGCAAGGGCTGGTCAAAAAGTACACCGTACCAGATTGTTAAAATTAGAAGGTGTAAAAACTACACTAAGGGAATACGAACAAGAAAACTATTGGGGTAATTCAATATATACTAAGGGGTGGGAGCCTATAGGTGATAGTCAAACAGTTTCACAGTCTATCAGTAATCTTGTTTACGAAGCTAACGTAGATGTATATAGGATAAATGGTTTTAACGCCTTAGTAGCAGAAGGTAATGACGACCTTGTAGTAAAGCGTTTAAAAATAGCCCACGAAATGAAAAGTATTATCAATGGAATTGCACTTGATAAAGAAGACGAATACGATAAAAAGCAAAACTCGTTTATGCAGCTACCTAATATTGACGATAGATTTATGCAAAAGGTAGCAGGGGCGTACAATATTCCTATGACTAAGTTAGTAGGAATTTCACCAGCTGGACAAAACGCTACTGGTGAAAGTGATATGCTAAACTACTACGATAGAATACAATCATTGCAAGATAATGAAATACGTCCTTATCTTGACTGGTTAGATAAAATCGTGATAAAGTCTGCTTTTGGTGCTGACGTTGATTTTGCATACGAATTTAAACCACTAAAGCAGTTAACGGAAATTGAAAAAGCAGAAGTGGATTTAAAGAATGCACAACGTGATCAAATATACATTGATTTAGATGTTATAAGAACTACAGACAGTTTAGCAGAAATTGCAGAAAACGGTACTTATGTTACGATAGACGAAAACAGAGTAGAAGAAGAATTAAAGCTTGAAGAATTGGATTTATTAGAAGAAGAAGAAAACGACGATGACGATCTTTTAAACCAAACACCTGTAGTGGTAATAGACCCTGATGAAGACGATAACGACGGTAATAATAATAACGCTACTTAGTAGCTGTGCTGCTTATACTCCATACACTAAGCAAGAGTGGCAATGGATTGGAGGTATGTGGACAGCTTGTAGTATGGATATATATCAAACACAGCAAATTGATGAAAGCGATAAATTTGACGAAGGTAACAGTATCGTAGAAAAAAATCTAGAATTTGCTTTAGTAGGTGTACCACTTATTCTTACGATAGGTGCTTTATGGATGGAACCTAAAGATCGTGGCATATGGTTTAAAACTTTTACAGGAGTCAAGTCTGCTGCTGTAGCTTACAACTATGAAAAAGGAGTTAGGTGAAATGAAAAAATTATTACTAAGTATCGTGGTTTTATTGTTCAGTATCGTATGTTCGTTTGCTTCTGATGTTACACTACAATGGGACGCTAGCACTGAGTTTGACTTAGCAGGATATAAAATCTACTACGATATAGACTCTGATGCACCTTACAATGGCACAGGGCTTATTGAAGGTAATTCACCTATAGACATTCCTTTAACATCGTTAGTAGATATTAGTAATCCTGAATTTACTTTGCATGGGTTGAATGATTATATAAGTCATTATATAACTGTTACTGCTTACGACACTGAAACACCATCACTTGAAAGTGACTACTCTAATGAAGTTACGATACTTTATATTTATAAAGAAGGTGCACCCACTAAGCCAAATAACTTACGAAGGTTTTGGCTTAGTGTTAAAAACTTTTTTAAGTGGTTAAATCCTTGGAGTGCGAATTTAAGAGTAACATCATGAAAGAGCTTAATAGGAAAAAGTAAAGGTTAACTTATGGCTATAACAAATTGGTATGCAGAAGAAGGTCTTGCAAGTGGTGGGGATGACGGAACAACACCAACGGATGCTTTAAGAACTGTTAAGCAGTTAGTAGAATTAGCTACTTTCATTCCTACGAACGTTAATATGGGTTGGGTGCGTAGGTCATTAGTATCAACTATGACTGTGGTATGGAACCCTGCCGATGATGGCTTCCTTTAAGGCTTATAAGTTGGCCAAGAAATGCAATCTTAAACACTACTATTATTGCAGCATCGTGGACACAAGGCAGTACAACAATTGATTTGATAGTAGGAATTAATTGTACAAGATTAAAACATTTAGGTCGTTATGTTACAGCTCCTAATGGCAAAAGATATCAAATTACACAAATTATTGACGCAAACACAATCATTATAGATACTGAGTATTCGGGTGCAACTGTAACCACGACAAATGGAAAATTTCAAATTGATGCTGATGAATATTATGCAGACAGACCACAAGCAGGGATTGATGCCGGTTGGGATGCTGACGATGCTTCTATGTCTGTTATTGATGCTAACGGTGGATCGTTTTATATTTATTTTAATGGTGATAACTATTACGAAATATATGGGTTTGATCTTACTGGTTCTATAAATGCTAATGGAATTATTAAAACAGCTGATCTTAAAATGTTACTACTACAGGGGTGTTTGATGACTCAAGCTGCTTCTCAAAATCTTCTTAATCTTGACGATAGTGCTGTATTTTTTGATAGATGTGTTTGTGTAGGAAATGAAGTGGGAATACAGCAACGTTTTATTTCTGCCGATTGTAGTCATGTAGAAATAACAAACTCAGCTATTTATGCTTTTGGCGATAATGGTATGCGTATAAATAGAGGTTCAACATTGAGTATGGAGAATGCTAATATTGGAGTGGAAATCGCTAATGGGGATCACGATATTTTTGTTACTGATGCGTATATTAAAAGTAGAAATGTAAAACTTGGAGGTACAAATGGTGAAGTTCTTTTTGCAGACAGTTCACCAAAACAAAGCGTAACTTTTGAAGATTTCGGAAAAGTGTTAGGTGTCAATAAAACTTTTTACGATGGTGGTGAATACGTTTCAATCGCTGTAGCCGGTGAAACACCTAATAAAAAATTATCCGATATTGTATTGAAAGTAACACCTAACGTTGATAATGTTGCGTTAACGAAAGAAATGAGGTATAGAATTCCACTAAGTCTTATTAATGCGAAAGAAAATACGCTGACATGGGGTTGGTGGCTATACAACGAATTAGGAAAAACTATAAATGTGGGTGATCCTGAACTTGAAATATATTTAGAAATAGAGTATGTCAATAGTTATAATGATGTTACCGCATATACAAAAATAAAAGCAACTTCAACACAACAAGATGTAATAGATGCAGTAGACGCAGACGATTGGCAATTATTTTCAGTTACTCTTGTGAATGCTGTTGAGTCTATACTAAGGTGTAATCTTGTTGTAAGTATATACAGTGTTAATAGTTTTTTTATTGATCCAATGGCTGTAAAAGGTTAGTAAT